ATGATATCACAAATCTATGAAACAGAAAATAGCAATTATAGTAATGTTTTCAGGAATTGCATTAACAGTGTACAAAAGCTATTGGCTAATAGGAATACTGATGATGCTTTTAGGTATGTATCTTCTAGCAAAGGAAAGTTGAGTATGGAAAAAGAAAAATTCAATCAAAAAGAATATGTCAGACAGTGGACAAAAAGTAATATGAAAACAGTAAGCGTTAGTTACAAAACTGAATTTGTCACCGAGTTCAGAGAAGCATGTGAGAAACTAGGAATAAAGCAGTCTGCTGTTTTCAGAGAAGCCATGGAAGCAGTTATTGAGAAAGCAAAAAAGGACCAGAGCAATTAAGCCCTGGTCTTTTCTTATGCTTTAAATTGTTGTGTAGTCGAGATTTAGTCGAAATTAAGTCGAGTTTAGTCAACATCTTTATGAATAACCTCATAATAAAACTTAAATTAGACTTTTTTCAAATACTTTCTAGCAACCCATCCACTAGGAATCTTCGCCCAATCTCCATCAAATCTAGAAACTGTAACACGAGTGCCATAATTTAGACAGCCGTCCTTGTCGTAATCGTGATCCTTAGCGTTCTTAGTTAATTCATTGTATGTTTTTCTTCTATATCCTGCGCCCGGTCCGGTTCTGACACTTAAATCACTAGCAGTAATCATATAAGTGCCTAGAGCATTAGATGTGTTTGTCTGTGGCTTAGGTGTAGGAGTTTCAACGTGTTCATTAACACTCTTATTTAAGATACCCTCTACAATTGCCTTTGCGCACTTGTCAGCGTTCCATTTTACTTTATCAATAGCGTTGTCAACAAAGCAGCACTCAACAAGTAGTGCTGGAGATTTAGTCTTTTTCAACACATATAACTTTGTAGATGTTTTAACACCTCTATTTCTAATGCCTAAAGTGTTAGAAATCTTTTCTGCAATTCTAGTTGCTTCGTCCTTGGCTTTTGAACTATCACTATAGATATATACTTCTGTTCCTGTACCACCCCCAGCGTTTAAGTGGATTGATACATCTAAGTCAACCTTATGATCATTACACTTTCTTACAATATTTCGTAAGTTAGCGTTCTGAGTTTTCCCCACATCGTCTGTACAATCATAAACTGTATGTCCGTTCGCTCTTAATAGTTCAATAACTCTATTTTTAACAGCTCTATCTTCATTAACTTCGTCTAATAGTCCACTAGCACCACGACATTTTAAAGAATGTCCACCATGAACGTTAATTCTCATACTTTATACCTTCTTTCTTATAATTTAATACACACATTCTTTTCTTTCTTATATGCATCTAAATATAATTCCTTCTTATCTCCGTTATAAGTTGCTTCAAAATACATACCGTCTGAAAGTGTAGTTGATAACAGCGCCTTGTTGTTTTGAAGTGTCTTGCACACCCACACAACATAGATATCGAAATCCTGTGGATCTTCTAGATGTTCGTTTGTATATCTTCTTACTTCTTCGGTTGCAATCTTTAAAAATTCATCATTACCCATAATTATTCTCCTTTGTTAATTGCGTTTTCTGCTACTTCTAAGCCTTTAGTTAGTACAGATGGTACGTTGTCTCCGGATTCCACGAAGTTCTCAATGATGCTTCTTAATTCATTGATAATGAGAGATGCTAATGTAAACCATCCAACATAAGTTGTGATAGTCAAATCGATGTTAATTGTCTGTCCAATCTCAATGAAAATAGAAGATGCAAGAAATGCTACTAGCACCATGAGCCAGTAACCTAACTTTTTCCATACACCTCTGACTCCTTTAGCGGAATTTTCTTTGCCTGTTAATCTAGACTTTCTAATTCCTGTGATGTAGTCAATGATGTTTAATGTCAAAAAGCCTACGAATAAAAACCAATGTGTGCCTAATGCAGCAGTCAATACCGCTACAACAGTGCCTCCGATTGCGTTAATAGTATCCATATACTTCAATGATGTGTCGTATAATTTCATTTTATTACCTCTTTATTTACATATTTTCAGCGACAATCCATGCATCTAGCTGTATCTGAGTGATGTTCGAATAACTCTGATAATTGTTGTGCGCAGAGTTACACTGCTTGATCTGCATATATAGCTCATTGCTGTTGTTTACATTGAATTTGACAGGAACGTCGAAGAATCCACCGTTAGCCTGTATGATTGCATTGGCATCCGTATACCCCATATTAGGGGCTCGCCAAGGAAATGCGTTAGTACGAACAGGAGTGTATAATTTAAACCCACTAGCTCCGTTAGAATTAAGATGCTTGACCGATGAGTCAAATACAATACGATATATGTTTATGTCACCTAAACACTGTCCGTACATAGTTCCTGTAAATGTGCCACCATTTAAGCTAACACTTAATTGTCTTTTGTCTATCGCACTACTGCCTGTGCCTAGAATATATCCTTTTAGATATTCCGCAATGCATTCTAATCCCCACTCGTTTGGATGAATCCCATCTGAACTCATCATATTTTCGAATGATAAGATATTCTCGGCTCCTGGTACTACCACAAAAGGTTGATTTTTATAGCACGCTTTTGCGGTGTATGCAGGCATCAATTTATATCTTAATGCAAATTGGTTATTTCTGTTTTTAAATGCAACACCAAAAGGTGCGAAGTGAACGATTGCATTTGGATAAGTACTCTGTACATAAGATATCAATGTATCGATATTAGATTTGACAGTACTTGCTTGATCACCATATGCCAATTCATTGTATCCTCCACCAATCAGCACATCTGTTACCATCTTTTTATTGCTCACCTGAACACCTTTAAGAAGAGTCAGATAGTTATTGGATGGATTAGAAAAGGATGCACCACCTTTATGATTGATATAGATGTTGTCTGCAGAGAAGTGGCAATTCACTAACTTATTCTTAAGTCTGTCGCACCACCCCGTATAACTTCCGTCAGGTGTATATCCGTCTCCGTAGCTATCACCAATAAAAATCAGTTTTCTTTTGCTTCTGTCTTCTAGATTCATTTTAGTTCCTACTACTCTCTTTCCGTCACTTGAATATGCGATTAAACCCTCATCTAGATTGTCGCTCGTGACCGTACTATCCGATATATCAATCAAGGTTTTACCGTCATATATGACTTTATTAATGCTCATATAACCACTCCTATGCGATTGTTACTGTAGTTCCGCCGGCAGAGTTCTCACTTTCTGCGTATGGAATCGGATTAACAGTAACCTGTGATAAATAGTTATATCCTGCATCAGGCATGATTGTCTGTGTAGCGGTGCTTGGTGTCACTGTCTTCTGCTGAGGTTTCGCACCTTCAGTGCCTGACATGGTACCTCTGACACCTAAAATAGTAATTCCATCACGAATATTCTTAGGAATAAGTTTAGCCTGTTCAGCAGTTGCAATCTGAACATTACCTGAGCCATCGTGAAAACCCTGTGGAATCGTGTATACCTGTTCCTTGGTTGCGATACTTCCTTCAACAGAACCATTGTTCTTCATAGTACCTGTTAATTTAGCGCCTCTAGCGTATGCAGTCTTTCCAGTAAGGATCTCAGCAACTGCAACAGTCGCATCACTTGAATCCACATCGAATGAACAAGTACCTGTGACTGTGGCACCTGTCTTATCATGAAATGTCATGTCTTTTAATACTTTATCTGCTGTCGCAGTATCACCTGTCAAGTCGATTAATGTTTTGCCTCCATAAACAACCTTATTTATATATTTAGTTTCTGCCATGTTTATAATTCCTTTCCTATGTATACTGTATTTCCCCCTTCTTCGTTGCTAGTTTCAAAGAAAGGGATTTTTTTAACTATTAAATCTTTATTGAGAAATTTATTTTTTGTCTTAATCTGCTGTTCGATATCTTTAGGCGTCACTGTGTAATCACCAGTGTAGATATCAGCATTATTCATGCCCTGATAATTTTTTATATCAAGTCTGAACTCTTCAGAACATATCTTCATATCAGTATGAAAAGACATGTCTTTTGACTTGAACTCTAGTTTAAGTCGCACATCAGATCACTCCATCTTTTAATATTCTTTCAACATATGTAGTGATGATATTAGATGCAATCGCTTCTCCACCAACAGTAATCGCACGCAGCTGAATCTCAGCCCGATGTTTTTCTTTAAGTTTCAGAGTATCTTCCTGTGACAGATGCACTTCTATCGTGTCACCGCTTAGATGACTGCATTCTATCTGTTTATCAAAAACAATTATATTGTCTTGCATGATAGTGAAGTAGGCATACTGGAGAGTATTCACTTCAAACGGAAGTGTACATATTAATGTGGCTGTAGTACCTCTAATCATAAATGTACCTCCTATGCATATGAATAAATAAACGTTCCACAAATATACCCTTGGCCAACTGTTCCATGCATTGCTGTTAATGTCCAATGATTCTTCGTTATATCATTTGTTGATGGATAAAATCTTAACGTTAAGTCAGAACTCTGTGTCTGTACAGGAATGAATACGTTTTTGCCTGGAGATTTGCTAAGTGGGAAACCTTCCCACATGTAGCCCATCGTATTATTTACGATAGGCGCTGTTATATTTCCATCCCAGTTCAATTCGACAAGCTTTAACCCTTCATTGTATCTATATCTTAGTTCAACTTTACAAGCGTTTCTTCCACATGACACCCAATTACTCCATACATTTTTGGAAACAGTTTCTGTCAATTCCCTAATACTCATATATTCCTGACATTTGCGCTCCACAGATGTGATATTTAAGCCGTTTAGATGCACGGCATATAGGACTAGATCACGTGTGCCAGTACCGCTGTATATGTCGGTCTGATTGTATGATGGTTCTGCTCCACCTGCTGGGCCTTTAATCACTGTAAGTGTATGTGTCTCTTTTGTCCCTGTTGTAGTAAATCTAGCAACAATGAGGTCTGTTCTTTTAACGCCACTTGAACCATTTTCGATTCTAACTGTTTCGCTTCCAACGATTCGCATAAATCTGCCATAGTTGCATAATATGCCATCATTAATCTTGATTTCGTTATTAGAAACGATTTCAGCCGTCATTCTACTTCCTGCGTGTAGAATACCCTGATAATCATATAATGCTAGATACATATATCCATGCAGCTCAGCGCTGACTTCTGCATCTGTTATATTAATATTCTTGATCACTTTGCATCACCTACCTTATAAGAAATTGAAATATCACCATCACTAATCTTGATAATTTTTTGAGTTATAGGCTCTTTAAATGAGATGCCTGTAATATTTTCCTTTGCTCCAACAATGTCAAAAAGTTCTGCATTATCAGCATCAAAAGAGATTTCCAGCGTATCGCTCTCATTCGCTTCTGCTACTTTCTCAATTGCATTCTTGGTTAATTCATCACGACTTTCAACATTCACATCCTCGTGTTTATATGTCTTTCTGTCTAATCCTGTATATACCTGATTGGATTCGGTCCATGAGCCGTCAGACTGAAGATATAGATTAATTCTTAATCTATCTAATAACTCACCTTTTCCCAGACACAAAATGTGATTGTATGGCTTTGATTCAGTCTTGACTGTCATATCTATCTGATAGTCATTGTCATACTGTAAGGTGTCGCTCAAATCGTTGATTTTTTCGGCATATAGATGGATTTTCCCATCAACACGATGCCTAATGCACAATCTCGCATTACTAGCGCCTAACGCTTTCTCTAAGGCTTGTAAAAGATTTATATCTCTTACATCATATTTAACGTTGATATTGCTAGCGCCTATGTTATCGACTACAAAGAGATTGCTGAACCTACCATCAATCAACACATTGATGCATGTGTTAGCTTCACCATTTAAAGTTAAATATGCACTTCCTGCTGGTGGTTGTACATATTCCTTTTCTAGCAGTCCTCGAAATGTAGGACCTATCAAAGTGATAGTGTTATCTGACGTATTAATCTTCAATCTCTGGATTACTCCACCAATTTCAGTGTTCTCCTTATAGAAAAGAGACCCCACAGTAAACAAAGGGTCTCTATCTTCCAAGGATAATGTCAATTCAAAATCGTTCTTACTTACATCATACTTTCCTATCTCAATGTCAGCATCGAAATGAGTGAGGTATCCTAATTCGTTGTAGTTACTATCTGTATAGATATATTCTAATCCCATCTAGGCTCACCTCTTCTTTCAATCAAGACTATGTCAACCTTCTCAACACCTACAGTTGTAATGTCAAATGAGCCTTGAGGTATCTTCTTAAAAGCATCATATGACTTGTTACGGCTGTTGAATATATTGGACCGCACTCCATTAGAAGAATATTTTGTGATAGTCTTCTTGAATGTGTCAATCTCTGCGTATTCTTCAGCATTTAAAGTCACATATAATTGATAAGTGTTATCACTGATATTAATAATAGGGTTCGTGCATCTTCCATAGATTCGCATGATCATATCTGTATCAGTAAATGAATCATTTACAACATTTACTGTTTTTTGGACTGAATACGTAAAAGGATACGTGAAAGGATATTTAGTGACTGTTCTCGAACTGCTGGAAGTGAAGTCAGCGGTGTAGGTTGTCTCCTTAATCCAATAAGAGTCATCTGTAGTGATTTCAACACTTAAATATAAGAGTCTCTTATCAATTAGATATTTGCTTTTAGTGGACTTGATTGCATAGCAATAATATTTATAACCATTTATTTCAAAATATCCTTTCTCTTTTTTGAGGATGTCTATTTCAAAATGCTCATAAAATTGGTTTTTAATCTCATTGGCTTTCTGCTGATCAGCAACCAAAAACACAAAAGGAATCGTCTTTTTGACAATTCCTTTATAAAATCCGGTGATTCTATTGTTATTGGATTTCACAATCCACTCAAAATTTCTCAAGTCATTGTAATTCACAAAGATGCCAAGAGAAGTAAAGTCTAGTGTCTCATTATTCGAATTAATATGTGTAATTCTGTCAAGCATATTTTCTCACAATCCTTCCCACTTCTCGACCATCTAACATAACAGCAAAAGAACCATCATTTAGTGCTTTTACAATAATATCGTGCATTCTATCTTCATCAGACAATAAAGCGATTATTCTGTGTAACGCTTCTAGGATTTCATCAGCCCTGTTGTTAGATGCCTGATTAATCATCTTCATCAATGTATCTCTACCAGCCACAACCTCAGCGCCTGCTTCTCCGGCACCTAGCATCTGACCGTTTGACATTCCAAAAATTGTTGGGGCGTCCAAGATCATTGGGTTGTCCATTGCCTGAGCGTACCATTTAATGCCCAACGATGGGATTTTGCCTTTTAATAGGTCACCCACATTCCAGCCGTTAGGTTTGATATTAAAATGAGGTAGCGGAATATGAGGCCATGAGATTTTAAAATTAAAGAACCCTTTAATTTTATTGATAATGGCTTTTACAAAATTAGCTGCGGTATTCATTGGAGACATGATAGCGTTCTTTATGCCATTCCAAACACTTGAGGCATGTGACTTAATGAAGTTAAAGCCTACTCTAACGCCATTCTGCAACTCTCCTATAATCGCTAAAACTTTAGTCTTAGCACCGAAAATAGGACTTTCAATAACTTTCTTTATGTTATTAAAGATGTTTGAAACGTTGTTTTTTAGACTTTCAAAAAGGTTTTTCGCTGTACTAGTAAGAGATCCTCCCATACTAGTAATACCGTTCTTGATTCCATTAATAAGCCCTTTTCCTAAGTTCCACCAATTTATTGCATTCCATACCGCAAAAATCGCATAAATAATTTTAGGAATATTTGCAATCAATGAAGGAATAGACATTACAAGACCTTTAATGATTTCAGCAATGATTTTAACTCCCCATGCAAAAATAGTCTGTGCGCTGTTAGAGAATGCATCTGCTAGATTTGCTATGATAGTAGGCACTTTAGATATTAAAGTAGGGAGTGCTGACATTAATCCCTGAACTAAATAGAAGATTAACTTCATTCCCATCCCTACAAGTACAGGAAGATTAGTCAAAATGGCCTGTGAAAATTGGAGTAACATGTCCAATCCTTTAGATATTAAAGTAGGCATATTGCTAGAGATTGACTGACCTATTTTATCAATCATACCAGAACCAATTAGACTAGATAATTGACTGAAAATAGGAGATATAATACCAGGCAATGCGCCAATTAATCCAGCCACTAAATTAATAGCTGCAAGGATTAAAGAAGGCGCTAAATCAATGATCATATTCATTAGCTGCGGTGTTATCTGTATTAATGCATTAGGAAGTGCATTAAATACTTCCTTGATTTTTGGAGTCACATTTTTGGCAAGAATTCCCAAACTCTTAGCAAATTCACTAATAAGCGGTCCAACTGCCTGTTTAGGGTCTGCTAGACCTGTTAAAAGGTTATCCCATGACGCTTTAGTCATCTTCATAGCGCCGTCGATAGTTTTCATCGCTTCTTTGGCTGTTGTACCTGTAATGCCTAGATTCTTCTGTATTTCATGGATGGCATTATAAACATCACTTAGATTATTGATATCGTAGTGTATTCCTGTCAGTTTTTCAGCGTCCTGTAAAAGTCGCTCCATTTCTGATTTAGTACCGCCGTAACCTAATTTTAAATTCCTTTTATTCAACATAGTTCGTTAATCTATGCCCGTTCTCTTATGAACTGCTTTATATCACTATAAAGAGTAGACTATCTCTTGAACGATATAATCGTTCCCTCGCACTTCCAATCACTTGATTGTACTCTACTCGCTTTCATAACAATGTTATGCGCTTTTGATAGTCGTTACACCTTACTATTTCTAGTCTTGGCACGGTATTGTCTTTTCTAAGAGTTCCACCGTTTTCACGAGGTTTTAGTTGAACTATTTTGTTAATCCAACATTGTGTAGTTCTGCTTAGAGAACCCCTGATAAGCGTTTTGGATATCTTCCATATTGGTGCCCATCTTATTCGCATTATCAGCCATATCAATAACAGTTTGATTAGCAACTTTAGCCGCTTCTGTCTCATTTGCAGTTGACTGCTTCAATGCAGCAGCGAAAGAAGTGATAGTGTTCATATAATCGTTCGCACTCATTCCAGCCGTCTTATATGCTACTTTCGCATTATTCATGACTTCTGTCTGCGCCTGTATTAACTGATCATATTTTCCTCTTGCTTGTTCAACTGTCTGCCCGATACTCTGCGCATACTTTTTTAGGCTCAGACCTTGAGCACCGAATAAAGTTTCGACACCACCGGCTAACTGCTCATATTCAGCATAATGCTGTATGACAAACTTCGTAATAGTGCCTATAGCCGTTGCAGCTGCAGTTGCTCCAATTATTGCAGCCTTGCCGACTTTAGAAGCAATCTCACCTGTCTTGTTTACAGCTTTTTCAATCTTGCTAGATTCTTCTTTTGCTGTATTAGCAGTGTCTTTTATACCTTTTTTTGTTTCTTCAACTCCTTTTAATCCGATAGATCCAAAGAGTTTAAATAATTCTAACATTTATTTCCCCCTCTCTTTTTCTTAAAGATTAGGATTGAAACTGTTAAGAATTTCATAGGAGTCATTTATAGTTGTTTCCATCTCTTCATCTGTCATTGTTTCAGATGTTTCAATTCCTGTGTTTTTCTTCCATTTAGCCATCATTTCATTTTTAAAGTCAGCAAATGACTTGTCGTAAACTTTTGATTTCCAAATGTCGTATAGTTTTTCATCTGACACATTGTCAGCAAGTTCAGAAATGAACTCTGAAAAATTAGAAAAAGAGATCATGTTATCAATCAGTTCCATGGGGTTGGAATACCTCTTGTAAACCAAATCCATGAAGCCGACTTCTCCTATTTCAGCAATCCAGAAACAACCTTGTAAAAATCTTTGAATTCATCTTTTTGAAAGATTTCAATAATCATCTGTGCAAGTTCTGCAAGTGATAAGCATTCAACCTGCTTTCTATTTAGATTACTTACAGCTGACAAGAATTCAAAAACCTCATTTTCACATTTTCCAATGTTTTCAAAAATAACTGCGCAGCAAGAAAGAATGATATTGAAACCAACTTTTTCAGTTAGTTCCTCTTTTGATAGTCCTTCCTTGTTTTCTGCTAGTTTAGCAATCTCATTCGCATTAAAGCATTTCTTGAATTCCATAATGCCAAACTTATTAATTAGTTTAATGATTAAAAATGCATCTGTCGCTTTTAATTTTCTTAATTCATATTCCATAAATAACTCCTTTCAATCCTTAATTTAGTTATGCAGCTGCGGCACTAGGGTAATAGATGTGATAAGGTAGTACATTCTTATCAGCCTGTTCCAACTCCGCATAACACTCAAATTCTGCTTCAGGTACTACCATCTTTTTATTTTCACCTTCAATAGAAAAACCTGATGTGCATAGTGCCTTATCAAAAATAACGATGATTGGAGTTCCATCAATCTTCTTTCCGACATATGCTAGATTTTCGTAATAGTCACCTGTTTCAATCTGTGGCTTAGATACTAATTCTGTATATCCTGTTACCGTACTGCTCTCCACTTCTTTAGCAAAGATAGACTTTTTAATAAAGTCAGGAGTAATTTCTGCCAGTTTAAATTTCATCTTGGCGCTTTCTCCGACTTTTAGAGTGCCACCAACGAATTTGACTGTTGCTCCATCAATATCTAAGTCTAATAATTCAGGAGAAAAACTTACTGAACCACCGCCTGACGTTGCGCAAAATAATGATTCTACAAAGTTCCATTTACTGCCTTCATATTTCAAGCCCTTGTGAATAGTTCCAGCACCTAACATAATGTTTTCAGGCGTTTTGGCTGTAATTCCACTTGAAGGAATGGTTTCATTCGCCATATATTTATACCTCCCATTCTTGGATTGTTAAATTAATCTGTATTTTCTGCAATTCTATATCGTCTACACGAATCGGCATTGAATAGTCAAAATATACTGCTATGCCTGTTCCGTTTGATAAAATGGCTCTCTTATCTTTGAGGGCCTTTTTAATAATTTCCTTTTGCTTTTCTAGTTCTAAATAACTGCCTCTTGTTACACCTGTGAGAATAAAAGGGGTTTCCTGGTAATTGGTTTCTGCACTGTATTCAGTTTCGATATATTCCCCAACCCAATAAGGGTATTCAACTCTATCAGTCTTGTAATAGAGAAAGTGATAGTTAATAAGTGGCTTTAATGCATCGGAAATAAAATTCAAGCCTTCTGGTGTCATTCTCCAATGCCTCCAAAGATTTCCTCAGCTCTTGCTTGAATCTTTTTCTTAGAGGAGTTCTTGGCTTTTTCAAGCGCTCTTGATGGTGCTTTTCCTGTAGTAGTAACCCATCCATATTTAGGGTGCTTATACTTCCACTTAGTTTTTCTACCATTGCCTTTAAGAGCGTACTCACCTGTGCCGAACTCTTCCCATATAGCATTCTCTTCTGCTGATCCAACAATCCCAATCATATTGTCAGCATCTACCACATGCTCCCACGAATTTTTCAACTGTCCTGTATCAACTCTTGTATTTCTTTTGACTTGTGATTCAAGTTCTCCACTTGCTTCTTCCAAAAACTTTAAAGCTGCATTCTCAATTTCATCAATGATAAACATTGAGTTATCTTCAAATTGTATTTTGCTCATTCTGTGCACCTTTGTATCGTAAATAGATTTCTAAATGTTGATGCATTCCCATCGGATCATCAATCAAAGTCACATCATAGACTTCATCATTTACAATCAACCTTGAGTTATCAGCACTATAGCCTTTCAAGTCCTTATAATCACAGATGAAAATGTGGGTTGACTCCTGTACCTTTGCGTTAAAGTTAGTGTAATGACTGTCACCACTTGACAAGTCTAAGAAACCAAACAAAGAGATTGATTCCGCATAATCTTCAATAGGCTCACCAATCTCGTTGAAAGAATATATGCATTTTTGAAGAACTGCTGTAATATTTCCACCTATCATATTAGAACCTTGCTTTCATATAAGGTTTTAAAAAGCCCGTGAGCGACTTTGGATAGCCTAAAGAAGAATTATCCCCATCCATGTTAAAGTAGGTCACAGAGTGTCTAGAAATTGTTTCTGACTGTACTCCGACCTTGCTTCTATTCTCTTTGTCCCATTTCATGAGGTTGATAACACCCATTTTAATGTCAGCAGGATATTCTACTTTAGTACATAAGACACGAACCTCATTATTGACAGGCTTGTCAACCACAAAGTCATGCTCATTTGCTTCTGTCACAGTATATAAAGCATCATTAAAAGATGAATTAGATACCTGTACAGTGTCACCAACATTAAAAAATTGAGGACCAGTAAAAGAAAAACGACCGTCTGAAATATTGGCGGTCGTTCTAAAATTGCGCATTTGGAAATTATTATTAGTGTATTTTCTAATCATCAATTCTAAGGCTTCTAATTTCATTTTGATGATTTCGTCTGAGTCATCTGTATCATTCAAAAGCCTGAACTCTTCAATTGTCATGATCATAGAAAATCACCTCTTTTCTTATTTTTTAGCATTGCCTTTTGGCTTGGCTTCTGTTTTTGGCGCTTCTGAAACTGCTTCAGTTTCTTCTTTCACTTCTTCTACAGTATAGCCATGTTCTTCGAACCACTGCGCCACCCATTCGTCATATACTTCAGCCTTGCCATAAGCAAACTGAACACCTGCAGCACCGATGCCACAGTAATCTTCAATAGGTGTCTTCACTTCATAATGTTTCTTTTTATCCATAGTCATACCTCCTATAAGATTTTAACGTTTCTTAATACTCCAGCGCCTTTTGTATTCTTTAAGGCAACACAAGCAACCATTTCAACTTCACCCTTCTTGACTGCTCCTGGAGTGTTGAAATCAGGTAAATAAGTATTCACTCCGCTAGATCCTGTTAAAGTAACACCGTGGAATCCTTTCTTTACATCGAACTTAACAGCATAGATATCTGTTAATCCTGTCACACTTGTTTCAGAACCAACTTTTCTAGTCTTTAATCCGATGATAGGAGTTTCGACAGCTGTTTCTTCTGAAGCAGTTACAACGTCGCCTAAATCAATTAATCTTACTTTGTTTTCTCCAATAGTAGTAACGACACGACCGAAAGCCTCTTCACTTTCTGTCTTATATCCTAATACTCTAGCGACAGTCTGAATTTTAGACTTCATATCTTCATTCACAAATAAAGCATCTGCGCCTGTTCTGTTGATTAATTTGATTAATGCTTCATAGAATACACTGGCATTTTCTTCTAGCTTAGCCATTGTTGATAAATCGTAGTAAGCGCCTGTATTAAATTCTGTTGTCTGACCAACTAAGAACTTGTCTAAGCCGTCAAAGGTTTCAGAGTTAGTTGCTGAATCTCCATTGATCATCGCATTGTGGAATGTTCCGATTGCTGAGATGACCTTTTCATCGATCTGGTATGCCATGTTATCGTACATGCCTTCTGCATCCTTAATAACACGGTCAATTTCGAAAGCACCACCAAATACCTTTAAGTTAACGGCTTTCTGTTCTAATTTTGCTTCACTAGAAGCATATTCAGTATTTAAAGCACGGAATGCAGTGTTAGAAGGTAATTTAGTCTGTACATATCCATATGTTAATGTAGAGCCTCCACTTGGTGAGACTGCATTATCGAATGGTAATAATTCTAATACTTCGGAATGTCTGATAAATGAGTCAACTACCTGTTCAGCAACTTTGTCATGCATTCCAACTTTCATGTCTTTTAATAAAATTGGCATATATTAATCCTCTCTTTATTCTTTATTTTCATATCTGTTTCTGATTGCTCCTGTCAAAGTGGTTGGTTCAGGAGTATCGTCGGTTTTGCCACCTGGTAAGTTATTTTCATCAATTTTCTTAGATGTTTCGGCTTCGAACTGATTAGGATAAATAGTCTTTAAATTCTTCATTTTTTCATCAATGCCTTTTAACTTGCCGTTTTCGTCAAGTTCAGCCTTAAAATCACTGTCATTACCTAATTTAAAGAGTAAATAATCAATGTCGTCAGCCTTGGCACCAGCTGAAAGAAGTTCAATCTTTAATGCAGACTCTGTCTTTGCTTTTTTTAGTTCTTCCTGCTGATTTCTGATAGTTGTCTCAAATTCTGCAATCTTAGCAGCCATATCTTCACCTTTTCCGGCCGATTCTTTTAGACCTTCAATAAGTTTCTGAGCGTCCGTTAAATCGGTATCTTTCTTATTTAATAATTCCTCAAGAGCCGTATATTTGCCTTTATCAACGTATTTACCACTTGCTAGATTTGCAATCTTAATCTGTTTATCCTTATTCGCTTCATTGCCGTTATATGCATTTACTGCATTAGCCACCTGTTCAAATAACTCAGTGCCTAGAATATCTTTAAGAAAATCCAT